AAACGATGCGCCTTGGCTGTCCGATTTTCTGGCCGAGGTGGCCGCTTTTCCGTCTGGCGCACACGATGACCAGCTCGACCCCATGTTCGACGCCATCAATCTGGTGCAGCGCCTACCGGCAAACAAGCAGCAATCATTCGTCCCTTTGCCAAATTTGAAGAAGTGGTGATTTTTTAAGCTCGGTGAGATAATCCGCACAAATTGAGGAACCAATATGGCCCGAATCAGCAACGACCAACGTCTCGCCAATCTTCACTCAGAAGCCATGGCGCAGTTTGATGACGTCCAGACGGCGCTGCGCGACGAACGGCTGCAATGCCTTCAAGACCGACGCTTCTACAGTTTGTACGGCGCTCAGTGGGAAGGCCCCCTGTGGGAAATCTACGAGAACAAGCCGAAGTTTGAAGTCAACAAAATCATGCTGTCGGTCATTCGCATCATCAACGAATACCGCAACAACCGCATCACCGTGGACTACGTTTCCAAGGATGGCAGCATGTCCGACAAGTTGGCTGAAACCTGCGACGGCCTGTACCGTGCCGACGAGCAGGACAGCGTGGCCGACGAGGCATACGACAACGCCTTCGAGGAAGCAGTTGGCGGTGGCTTTGGTGCCTGGCGTCTGCGCACCACCTATGAGGACGACGAGGACGAGGACAACGAGCGCCAGCGCATCCAGATCGAGCCGATCTTTGATGCCGACAGCTCGGTGTTCTTTGACCTGAACGCTAAGCGCCAGGACAAGGCCGACGCCCGTTTCTGTTACGTCGTTTACTCGATGACGTATGAGTCCTACAAGGAAGAGTGGGGCGACGACCCGACCAACTGGCCAAAGATCGTTCACCAGTACGAGTTCGACTGGGCCACGCCCGATGTGGTCTACATCGCGGAATACTACAAAATCGAGGACATCACCGAGACCATCCGCATCTTCCGCAACATCGACGGCACCGAGGAACGCTATCGATCCAAGGACTTCGAGGAAGACCCAGAGCTGGAGAACACCTTGGCAGCCATTGGCAGCAAAGAGGTGCGCCAGCGCAAGATCAAGTCGCGCAAGGTGCACAAGTACATTATGTCCGGTGGCCGAATCCTTGAGGACGCTGGCTACATCGCAGGCAAGTGCATTCCAATCATCCCGGTCTACGGTAAGCGCTGGTTTGTGGACAACGTGGAGCGCTGCATGGGCCACGTGCGCCTGGCCAAGGACGCGCAGCGCCTGAAGAACATGCAGCTGTCCAAGCTGGGCGAAATCAGCGCCCTGTCCAGCGTCGAGAAGCCAATCCTTACGCCTGAGCAGGTCGCTGGCCACCAGGTCATGTGGGCAGAGGACAACCTCAAGGATTACCCTTACCTGCTGATCAACCCAATCACCGGCCCAGACGGCAGCCAAAGCATCAGTGGCCCCGTGGCCTACACCCGCAGCCCACAAATCCCACCGGCCATGGCAGCCCTGCTGCAGGTGACCGAGCAGGACATGCAGGACATTCTGGGCAACCCGCAAGGCGCTGACAAGATGGTCAGCAACATCAGCGGCAAGGCCGTGGAGATGATCCAGCAGCGCCTGGACATGCAGACCTTCATCTACATGAGCAACTTCGCCAAGGCCATGAAGCGCTGTGGTGAGGTCTGGCTGTCGATGGCCAAGGACGTCTACATCGAGGAAGGCCGCACCATGAAGGTCATCACCGAGGACGAATCCACCGACACCGTCAAGCTGATGACGCCCACAATCGACCAGGAAACCGGCGAAGTGCGCATGGCCAACGACCTGAGCGCAGCCAAGTTCGACGTTAATGTCGAGGTCGGCCCGTCGTCCAGCTCCAAGCGTGCTGCCACCGTGCGTGCCCTGACCGGCATGATGCAGATCACGCAAGACCCAGAAACCCTGCAGGTGCTTGGTGCCATGTCCATGATGAACATGGAAGGCGAGGGTATTGGCGAGGTGCGCGACTTCTTCCGCCAGCGCCTGATTAAGATGGGCGTTGTCAAGCCGACCGACAAAGAGATGGAAGCGCTCATGGCCGAGGCACAGAACCAGAAGGAAGACCCGAACTCGATCTTCCTGCATGCTGCAGCCGAAGAGGCCGTGGCCAAAGCTGCCCAAGCACGCGCCAGCACCATCAAGACCGTGGCCGACGCAGAGCTGTCTCGCGCCAAGACGGCGGAGACTTTGGCCAAGACTGGCGAGATCGATCAAAACATGGCCCTAAGCGCTATCGAGGCAAATCAGCAGGCAATGCTTGGTGAACAAGTGCAACCTGTTGTCAGATGACAGCGTTTTAGTGGAGAATGTGGTTATACGGAATCCCACCCAGCCGTTTTAAATGGGTGAGTCAAATGGGGTATTTGAATGAACAAAAAGGCAGTTACAGGAGATGAGAGCAACGACGGCGAATCCATGGTGATCGAAGACCAGGACGAAGAGATCGAAACTGAGCAAGTGGGCGACGAGCAAAATTCCGACGCCGACCAGCAAGATCAAGACTCCGGCAACGATCAAGCCGAGGATGATGCCGACGAAGTGATCGTCTCCATTGGTGAGGAAGCGCCACCTCCCGAAGAGCAAGCTCATGCGCCTGGTTGGGTGAAAGAGCTGCGTAAGGCAAACAGAGAAAAGGAAAAGCGCATTCGAGAACTCGAAGCCAAGCTGACCCAAACGACCGAGAAAAAGCCGGTCATCCTTGGGCCAAAGCCGAAGCTGGAAGATCACGACTATGACGCTGACAGGTTCGAAGCTGCACTGGCAGACTGGTTTGACCGCAAGCGAGTGGCCGATGTTGAATCCCAAAAGGTTCAGCAGGCCGAGCAAGCGCAAAAGCAAGCCTGGCAGGAAAAGCTGGACGGCTATGGCAAAGCGAAAGCTGAGCTGCGTGTGCGAGATTTTGAGGATGCCGAGGCAGTCGCCCAGGAACTCTTCAACATCACGCAACAAGGCGTCGTGCTGCAAGGCGCGGACAATCCTGCTCTGGTGATTTACGCACTCGGAAAAAACCCGAAGAAGGCAACAGAGCTGGCCAAGATCGAAGACCCCGTAAAGTTTGCCTTTGCGGTAGCGAAACTGGAGAAGGAATTGAAAGTTACGAACCGAAAGGCAGCCCCGGCACCGGAACGCATGATCAGCTCAACTGGTCGAGTGTCTGGCGCAGTGGACTCAACCCTCGAACGGCTGCGAGAAGAAGCGGCCCGTACTGGCAACATGACCAAGGTCATTCAGTACAGGGCGCAGAAGCGAGCAGCTTCAAAATGATTTTTTAAATTTAGGAGCCCATCATGGCAAACTCATTCAGCAAAGAAGAACGCGTCGCGTTTGAAGACCTCCTCGAAGGCTTCCAAGACGCATTGGTACTGTCGCGCAACGTCGCGGTGTACAACACCAACCAGACCGAGATGGCTCGGTCGAACGACACCATCTGGCGTCCACAGCCTTACATCGCTCAGTCGATCAATACCACTCCTGGTACTCCGATCCCTGGCTATCAAGGCATGACCCAGTTGGCCGTCCCTGCAACCTTGGGCTTCAGCAAGACTGTGCCTTGGGAAATGACCACACTGCAACTGCGTGACGCATTGCAAGAAGGTCGTTTGGGCGACAGCGCCAAGCAAAAGCTGGCCAGCGACATCAACATCGCCATCATGAACGCAGCCGCTGGCTTGGGTTCTTTGGTTGTGCCGATTGCTGCTGCTGCTGGTGACTATGACGACGTGGCCTTGTGCGACGCCATCATGAACGAGCAAGGCGTGCCTGACTACGACCGCTTCATGGCCCTATCCAGCCGCGATTACAACGGCCTGGCTGGCAACTTGGTTGGCACTGCTCGCAGCTTTGGCAACATGAAGTCGGACAAGGCATACGAGCGCTCGCACGTTGGCATGGTCGCTGGCTTTGCCACCTACAAGATGGACTATGCAAACCGTCAGCTCGCTGCTGCTGGTGGCGCATCCATCACTATCGACACCGATGGCGCAGGTACTCAAGCCAACTACACGCCTCAGGCCACTTCCACTTCCGTGGGCGGCCAGATCAACGTGGACAACCGCTTCCAGAATGTGACCGTGAGCTCTTCTACCAACGTGCGTGCTGGTGACTCGTTCACCATCGCTGGCGTGTTCGCTGTGCACCACATCACCAAGCAATCGACTGGCCAGCTCAAGACATTCCGTGTCGTGAGCGTGCCTGCCGGTGGCACCAGCCTGGTGATCACTCCCCCGATCATCGGCGCTCAAGGTGTTGCACCTACCGATGCACAGCTGCAGTACAAGAACGTGGACGTGGCTACCGCCTCGAACACTTCCGCCATCACCTTCTTGAACGTGAACACCGCACAGGTCAACGTGTTCTGGCAGCGTGATTCGCTGGAAATCTTGCCTGGCCGCTATGCCGTCCCATCCGATGCTGGTGTCGCAGTGATGCGCGCAAGCACCGACCAGGGCGTCGAGTTGGTGATGCAGAAGTTCTATGACATCGACAGCATGACGATCAAGTACCGTCTCGACACGCTGTTCGGCGTCGTGAACAAGAACCCCGAGATGTCCGGCATCTTGTTGTTCAACCAGTAAACCGGCAAAAGACTGGGGGGCCTCGGCCCCCCTTTCTGCATAGGAGCTCAAAATGCCAATGACAAAAGGTTACTCAAGCAAGTCCATCTGGAAAAACGTCTCGAAGGAAATGAAGGCTGGCAAGCCACAAAAGCAAGCCGTGGCCATCGCTTTGAACGTCGCAACCAAAGCAGCCAAAGCTGCAGGCAAGCCAAGCAAAGCACCCAAGAAGGCCATGAAATGAAGCCAGGCCTCTATGCCAACATTCACGCCAAGCGTGAACGCATCGAGAAGCAAAAGGCCGAAGGGAAAACGCCTGAGCGCATGCGCAAGCCTGGCACCAAGGGCGCACCGAGCAATGCAGCTTTCAAAGCCGCAGCCAAAACAGCCAAACCACCAAAGAAGGGCAAGTGATGGAAGACAACATCCTTTCTGCAAAATATCGCAAGAACAAAAAGCCCGTGAAAGTGCGCAAGCCATCCAAACCACTGGACGGCATCAACCACCGACTGCTGCGTGAGAAGGCAGCTGCAGCAGCCGCAACACCGCAAGTCGTGGAAACTACCGTGCCTGATGACAGCGCACCACCGACCCGCATCGAGCTGGTCGAAAAAGCAAAAGAACTTGGCTTAACTTTTACTAAGCGCACCAGCGATGAAAAGTTGATGGCCATGATCACAGAAGCACTCAGCAAGCAGGAGGCCTGATATGGGTTACAGCAAGCGCCAATTCGTTGCGGCAGCCTTTGAAGAGATCGGCCTTGCGTCCTATGTCTTCGACCTGCAACCTGAGCAGCTCCAGTCCGCCATGCGTCGCCTCGATGCCATGATGGCCGACTGGAACGGCAAAGGCATTCGCTTGGGCTACCCACTGCCAGGCAGCCCACAGGACAGCGACCTGGATGAACCGACGCTGGTGCCTGACTCCGCCAACCAAGCCATCATCACAAACTTGGCCATCCGCATTGCACCAGGCTACGGCAAGGTGCTGATGCCCGAGACCAAGGCCGTGGCCAAGGACAGCTACAACACCCTGCTGCAACGCGCCACAGCGCCAATCCCGCAGCAGCTGCCGTCGACCATGCCTGCCGGTGCTGGCAACAAGCCCTGGCGCTTCTACGACAATCCGTTTGTCCGTCCGCCAATTGATCCAGCGCTTGCTGGCCCAGATGGCCCAATCCAATACAACTGAAGGAGCAGAACATGCCTTACATCAACCAATTGCCGCTGCTCATGCAGGCCTCGCCTGGCGACCAGATTCCCGTCTATACCCCGAACAACGGCGACGCACGACGCCTGCCCATCGGTGCGCTGCTGCAGTATTTCCAGCAGACCTTTGCGGCCCCGTCGTTGGCCACCAGCATCGCAACGCCTGGCACTGGCTTCAACATCACCGTGCCGACCCCGGTCAGTCAACAGCAGTGGCTGCTGCTTCAGCCTGCTGGAACCTTGGCCGCTGGCACGATCACCCTGCCGCTGAACACCCAGACGCCTGACGGCACCGAGGTGCTTGTCACGACCACGCAGATCATCACTTCATTCACCCTGGCCCTGAACGGCGCATCTGCGGCGAATGGTGCGCCCACCACCTTAGCGGCAAACGCGTCTTTCCGCATGCGCTTTGTGCAGTCGCTCAACAGCTGGTACAGAATCGCTTAACCATGGCCACCAAAGACTCAAGACTGGCACGCGCAGGCGTCGAGGGCTACAACAAGCCCAAGCGCACGCCTTCGCACCCAACCAAGTCCCACGTCGTTGTGGCCAAGACTGGCGACCAGGTCAAGACGATTCGGTTTGGCCAACAGGGCGTCTCTGGGTCTCCAAAAAAAGAAGGCGAGTCAAAGGCAGACCAAACTCGTCGAGAATCATTCAAAGCCAGGCACGCTGAGAACATTGCCAAGGGGAAGATGAGCGCAGCGTACTGGGCCAACAAGGTCAAGTGGTAAGCCATGCAGATTCCAATTCTCAACGGCATCTTTGCTGACAACGGGCCAGACCTGCGCACGTCGTACCCGGTCAACTTGGTGCCAGTCCCAAAGCAGTCCGGCATCAGTGCCGGTTTTCTGCGTCCTGGTGACGGCATTGTGGCCAACGGAACCGGCCCCGGCATTGACCGCGGCGGCATCAACTGGAATGGCGTCTGCTACCGCGTCATGGGCACCAAGCTCGTGACCGTGGCCAACAATGGCGCTGTGACCGTTCTGGGAGATGTTGGTGGCCCCGTCAACACCCTAGTGACCATGGACTACAGCTTCGACCGCCTGGCCATCGCATCCGGTGGCCGCTTGTACTACTGGAACAGCACGATTAGCCTGGTGCAAGTCACCGACCCAGACCTTGGCGTCGTGTTGGATGTTGTCTGGGTGGATGGCTACTTCATGACTACCGACGGCACCAGCCTGATCGTGACAGAACTGTCCGACCCGACACAGGTCAACCCGCTAAAATACGGCAGCTCAGAAGTCGACCCCGATCCAGTGGTGGCATTGCTCAAGTTGCGCAACGAGGTTTATGCGCTCAACCGCAACACCATCGAGGTGTTCGACAACGTAGGCGGCGAGTTCTTCCCGTTCCAGCGCATCGATGGCGCACAGATTACAAAAGGTGTCATTGGCACATTTGGCTGCTGTGTGTTCATGGATATGATTGCCTTCCTTGGCTCTGGCCGCAACGAAGCGCCAGGCATCTACATGGGCGCAAATGCCACAGCCCAAA